GGTCACTACCGTAGTGTTATATTATAGATATTGTACTCGCCAAATCCCAAGCGAATCCTTTAACTAATATTAGTAACATATTAGTAAGTAGAGGATTGGAAATGGTAGAAGAAAGTTTCATATTCAAAGCAGATGAAACAGAGGTTTTATTCATGACCCCCCCGCGCCCGGTTATCCCAGAGTTAAGGGAGATGCCGTTGACGTTCCTGGATTGTGAAAGATACTTCAACAACTTCTGGTGCAAGAGCGATCCGAGTACATGGTCGTCGTGTAAAGATAAACGGAAGTATAATAGATGTCCAAGAGGTTTTGCGCCATGACCCCCAACAAGTACCGCTGCGAGACGTGTGAGAACCAATCGTGTGAAATCGCACCAATACATGCACCATTCCCAGTAGAAGATGGAATAGCAGAGAGTATCACAATCATCTACGAACATACTGCAAAACTTGGTTGCGCCTCTCACTCATCATTCAGCAATGCCGAGCAGCGGATCGCGGATGCGGTTGAGGAACTACGGAAATTGGGTAACCGGGAATCAAAACGAGCGTATGAAGTAAGTGATAGATGTAGGCAATGTTATTGCGATGGGGTGGCAAAGGGATGTCAAACAGCAATCTCTCTCTTACGGGACGTGAAGAAATGACACCAGAATCACAGCAGGAATATTTCCCCATTACCAAAGAGGAATTATATCGGGTGAAGAACGATTGTATCCACCCGGAGCTCGACGCGTGTTCGGAAATTTGCGAGCATTTCCACAGGACCGGAGATGTACCGTGTACATTTAGCGTGGATGTTCTGATTGATGAGATTTTATCCCGCCCGCACACCAAGGCACCGGAAATTGATCTTCGTGTGGCTTGTTGCGCGATATGCCCATGCCGTGTACCGGGTTGTGAAGGCGAATGTAAGGAATATCTCAATCAGAAGGAGCACGACGCCCAAGTAGCCCATGCCGCCACGCTCGCAGAGAATAAGAGGGTGCTGGATAAATTGAAGGTCCGGGTGGATACGGTTGCACCGGATGAAGGCATTCATCTCGGATGGGTATTACTATCAGAAGTCAATGCGTGTATTAAATCCCTCCGCATCCCGTAGGAGCAACCGAAATGAGCGACCGTATTGTTGAGATCGAAACCCTTCTCGCATTTGAAGATTACTTCCATGCTGCAATTCGAGGGGATGAAAATAAAATAGCACTACAAAATTTGTGGAGAACAAATATGTCGGTGGCTGTGTCTCGTAATCTTGTAACCCGTGACACCGCCATAGCAGCGAAGGCAAAGCAGGAGGGGAGAGAGGAAGTGCTGAAAGAGTTGGGAATAACACTAAATTCAAGAATTGCAAAAATGGAGATTCTTGATTCAAAAAATCCATCATCGCTTCGTAAAGGAATCGTTATGGCATATAGGGATATTGAAGAGTGGGAACGACAGAACCGTACCATGCGGAAGCGGATATGACCAGTAAAACCCTCTTCCTTGCTCTCTCCGCTCTCTCATCTCAAACCAGAGCAGTAGAGTCAAACGTTGGTGATTTCAAATGAGTAGTACAGTACAAGTTTCACTAGATGCAACGCGAGAGGAACAGATTGCAGAAATCCAGGCAAAGTATCCTGACGTTCCAAAGTCACAATCCAAAGCTGTGTACTATATTTTGTTTGCAAGAATGGATGAGATGTTAGGCAAATCGGATGGGGGTGATTGATGTGATCACCCCTCACGACCGCGAGAACTGGCGACGGTATTTTGCAGATGTGATGAGGAGGACGAAGGGGAGGTGGGGGAAATGACATACGATGAATTTAAACTTTGTAAAGGTTGCCCAGTAAAAGGAGCTAGGTATTTTGATCCCGATGGGTACTGGTGTTGCAAACATCCCAAAGCGTGGAAACATGCCCATGATTTGGATGAAGATAGCAGAACGAAATATACGCCAGATATACCTTCGGGATATGAGTCTGGGGATTCAATACCATTTGTCTGTATGAAAACTTGTCCTTGCAATCATTGGAAACGAACTATAGAAGGTGGGCAGATCCCCAAGGGGCAAGTCGAACTTGTTACCGACGCGGAGAGGATGGCATGACATTCATCAAAGCAAGATACCGAAGGTCCGGATCTAAAGCAGATAGATCACCAGTAATTGATATCGAAGGTCTTGAACGTGGAACAACAATTGGGATTCCACCAAGCACAGCATACGCATTACGCGATGCGTTAAGCGCGGCATTGGATGATTATGAGAATGAGGGAAAATAATGACTCTTCAAAAACCTTCGCAGTTCGTTCCTTTCGGCAACGATGCCACAATCCGCGTTAGGGTTTACTGCGTGAAGTACACCCACACATCTATGATGTGTGATAGAGATTGCGAGAAGTGCGAATGGAAGAATCAAAAGACATTGGAGGTTTGAAATGGTTCGTAAATGGAACATCCCTTTGACGTATCAACCAAAACTCGCTCCCGTTAAACGCGGCGAGTGCACGCAGACTATCCGTATCATCAACAAAACGAAGACACACCCGGAAGGCGTTCGCAAATCCGTTGGCGACTTAATCCGCTTCTATACCTGGATGGGTAAACCTTATCATTCGAAGCGGGAGACGATTACAAAGTATATGAAAATCACAGAAGCGATTCCAATCAAGATATTTCCCACTGGTATCTTATTCGTTGGTGACGCGATGGTCCCTGATGTTATTCGATGGGGTGATTTGGATTGGCTTGCCGCTAAAGATAGCATCGTTCCCCCAACAGGTACGGAATTATATAACGTACTCACAAGTAAGAATGGGAAGATTCCACAAGAGGGTGTTGAGGCACAGATTATACGGTGGGGGAAATGAGCGAGTGGGGGAGAAGGCAACTTATGATAAGAAAGGATTCTTATTTTAAGACACCGGAAAGCGGGATGACTTATTACAAAGGCAAGATGGTAGATCGCGCTACCATCAATAGAAGCGCACAGATGCCCGAGAAATGGGTTAGACTTGGGATTGTCTGTAAACAGTAAGAAGTGCCAACAGAAACGCAGGAGCATGGGTTGGTGTCTATTTTATTATTGTCTTTATCTTCCCCAACTTGGGATTGTTATTAAATTCCATAACTTCATTAAGTACATTAAATTAAATAAATTCATTAAATTCACATACCCTATCTATTATACGTCGATATACGACGTTGATGAAAATAGGGTCTGTAGGCTTATGGCACTATGTGAACTTAATGAATTTAATGAATTTAATGCATTTGTTCCTTGGTGTTGTAAAACAGATATGGTTAACTATTGCTTGATGACAGTCATTGTTGACTTCTTTGCTCCCTTTTTGGTTTCACTATAGCATTTGATTTCTCCAGATTCGATAAGTGTTGACAATGCAGCATCAAGTTCTCTTTTGCCCAACCTGGTTTGGCGAAGTAACTTTGATCTTTCAACAACCCCCCCGAAATGATTGAGCGCTTTTATGACAATTACCTGATGGTTCTTGGCATCGATGTTATTACACATTTCATAAACAAGCATCATCCTTGGAATCAAATATTGTTCCACAATTTTGATTGCCATAAGTGCGTGCTTGTCTGGTATCTTTGTTATTACAGGGAAAGACACTGACCCAAATATCTGTTTCTGGAATGACTTATCCATCATGGCAAGTATGGCTGCGATTTTGTAAGCGTGGATAAATCCCCTGGAGATCGCAGTCCTGAATGCTTCATCTTCTTTTCCAAGACGATCTGCGGTGACATCAATTTTCCAATCCTCTATGATATCGCATACACCGAATATTATGGAATCCATTTTCATCGGTGAAAGCGTTTCACGCAAATCTTTTATCTGCGTTTGTATTGCACCAAGTATTTCTTTATCTTCATCAGCAACATCTTCGTTCTTCCTTGGTTGCCCACCTTGTCCATAGAACCACATCATGCGCGGGAAAAATCCCGATGAGAACAACCGCGAGCTTGCAATCTGTTCAATATCCTTGGTGGTGGTGTTAAACAATAATGACATGAACGGAAACGGGCATGACCATTTATATTGTTCTCCGCGTTTTGATCTCTTTGATAAGGTCCGTTCTACAACCCCCCCGTCATAGATTGAACACATAGTTCCTAATATGTGGGCATTCCATGTTGTAGCATCTTCAAAGAACCCAGCCGCATCGTCCCAGTACCACAGAGAGTTATACACGTCATTGAGTCCTTGTATTAAAGCTGCTTCGCTGATTGTGCCACGTATGATATTTGTTGAGTTGAACTTTGCTAGTGGTTCCTCGTAGACAATAGAACTTCCGAAATTATCCACAGCCATATTACAAGCAACCGATTTCCCGCTGATTGTAGTCTGCCCAACTACCATAGCAAATACGTTTGGATAGATACTAGTCATACCAACTTTGATTACTACCTTTCTTCCGATTGCCATTGATGCTATGGTAAGCAACGAAGCAAAATGAAATTCAATCAGCGAATAAGAAACTATATTGCCGAAGTCCAAGTAGTCTTTGAATACCCCGGGTTCTAATTCTGGGAATGGGGGGAGCAAACAACGATCTTTGGCTTCTTTAATTTCTTTATCCATGTTGATTGGTTCTTCCTTTTCAGAGAGTAAACCGCTGATATCAACATGCGGGAGATTGGGATCTTCGGCAAAGTATTCATCACCAAGTTTTTTTATCTCTTTTGAGTAACCGTGATGCTTAAGCCAGTTGATAACTTCCTTGAATTGTTCATTTGAAAGATTGTTGCAATCGGTTTCGGAAACATTGCAGTGCGCGTATGCTATCCACGAAACCGGATCTCCCCCAGTCTTGCAGCGGAAACAATGCCATACATTCTTTTTAGGATTGATGGCAAAGTTCATTCCGGTTTCAGAACCGTGGATCGGATGCGAACCCTGGAACTCACCATTGGGTCTTTTGGTTGCATCGTCTGGCATTGCGAAATCTTCTATTCGCAACCCCAGCTTATCAGTTAGTGAACCAGTATTTGATTTGCGTTTTGTTTTTGAAGGTTCTGGTATTTCTGTAAGCGTTGGAGTATATCTTGATATTAGTTCTGTTTCGATTTCTTCCCACGTTACTGAAACAATTTCCGCGTTGGGATTTTTATAAATGTATTTTCTTCCGGTGTCTGGGTGGATGCTTCCGGCTCCAACTGTAAAGAAGTTTGAATTTGATCCGCGAATATCCCCATGCTGGATTTTGGGATTTGATTTGTCAAGCAATGTAATCTTATCTTGCGGAGAATTTTTACAATCCAAGTACACATGATGCCCCGGATTTTTTTCTCTCCCTGTTATTAGCGTTAAAGATTCTTTCCATCTGTCTGGGAGGTTATCGTATATTTCTAATGTATCGCAGTCGATTGTTATTGTATTATTTATCGGGATGATACCATAGTTCTGCCCTGTAGAAATGTGCTCTATTACTTCTGGGTCATGCGGAGAATAGTTTCTGATATCCTGCCACTTTGTTTCTAGTGTTCTCTTTTTATGTCCAACGAGTTTAACAACTTTGCATCTTCCTATAAGCGCGGGAGCAATGTAATTGTTGATACTCAATGGAGATGGTTCTGCCGTTTCTGACGACATGGTTATTCCTCTATTGGCTTTTCTAAATACTCGGATAGCTTCTTGGCAGTTTCATATTCTATATTCTTATGATCCCCGGTTGATACCCGCCACACCGTCATATAAGAAAGCCCGGTTCTCTTTGAGATTTCTGTAAGGTTGCGATCTTTCAGGGCGATTATAATTTGGTCTAATGAGAGCATGATGAGATTATTAAACTTTGAAAGTATATAACTTTAACGAAAAGAAAACTTAACTCGCAAGTTATAAATAGCAATGGCACAAATATAGTTATCAAGGTTGGGAATTATACCCCACACCTACCAAACAATCTATCGAACAAACACAGGTGAAATCTTGTCTATCGACTTGAAAAGCATTAGTAAGAATATTGCCAAACCCCCGCGTGTTGCAATCTATGGTCCCCCTGGAATCGGTAAGACCACGTTTGCAGCGGGCGCACCAAATCCGGTTTTCATTCTGACTGAAGAGGGTCTTGGCGATCTCGAAGTATCGCACTTCCCAGTATGCACATCATTTGAAGAAGTGCTCGAATGCCTTGCAACACTCGGGAAAGAGGATCATGATTTTAAGACTGTCGTTATTGATAGTCTTGATGCTCTCGAACTTATGGTATGGGCTTCAACATGCAAGCGACTTAATGTTCCTTCGATTGAGACGCCCGGTTATGGACGGGGTTATATCGAAGCGCAGAGCGAATGGAGGATGCTGTTTTCGTATATCACTGCGCTCCGTGATGAGAAAGGATTGACGGCAATTCTGATTGCTCATAGTGCGTATGTTCATGTTGAAGATCCAGAGTATCCCGCTTATGATACCTCTGCATTAAAACTGAATAAACGCGCAGCGGCGATGACCACCGAGTACTGCGACGTGGTTGGGTTCTGTTCATTGAAGATGTTCACCAAGATTGATGAAACTGCTTCAAAGGAGAAACGTGCCCGCGCGATTGCAACACAGGATCGCGTTCTTCGTCTTTCGGTATCACCGAGTTATACCGCAAAGAATCGCTATCACATGCCAGAAGTAATCCCGCTCTCATGGGAAGAGTTTGCAAAAAAATTACCAGGAGGAAATTAAATGGTTGAGTTATCTTTCAATGCAGAAGAGTTTGAACCGCTCGGTTCGTTTGAACCTCTCCCAGTTGGAGAGTATGTTGTTGTAATTGAATCCAGTGAGAAAAACCCGGCAAAGACAGGGAAGGGAGAATACCTTCAGTTTGTTTACAATGTGATTGATGGTGACTATCAGGGTAGGAAACTGTTTGATCGCCTGAACATCGAGAATGAATCAGAGCAGGCACAGATGATTGCACGGAGGGCGCTCTCATCGATCTGCCGTGCAATCGGGGTAATGAATCCTCACAGCACCGAAGAACTTCATGACAAACCCTTTGTTGTAAAAGTTGGTATCCGCCCGGCAAAGGGAGAGTATGGACCATCGAATAAAATCACCGAGTACAAAGCAGTTGATGGTGCTGGTGAAAGTAAAAAGATGGCTACTAAATCCGCTGCTGCAAGTACCGCTGACACAAAGAAGAAGATGCCGTGGAGTAAGAAGTAAACTCTTTTTGGTGGCTTTATGGTAGAACTTCCAAATATGATATTACCGACAATAGAAAGAATCTATCAGTCTTACGAAGAGAATGCAGGAGATTGGCGCAGGAATCATCTTGGGGCATCCATCATTGGTGGTGGTTGTGAACGTTCATTGTGGTACACATTCCGATGGGCAACAAAACCCAAATACGATGGTAGGCTACTTCGCCTCTTTGAAACTGGTAACCAGCAGGAATCGCGCATTGTAAAAAATCTCAAAGGCATTGGGATTGAAGTTTATGATCTTGATCCTGAAACTGGAAAGCAAATTCATTTTGAAATGTTTGGGGGGCACTACGCCGGATCGTGCGATGCAATTGCCAGAGGATTTAAAGAATCGAAACAATGGCACATCCTGGAATTTAAAACGTCAAACGCAAAGCAATTCAATGCGCTTTCAAAATCGGGAGTAGAGCGAACAAAGTTTGAACATTATTGCCAGATGCAGCAATATATGAAGTGGGCAGACCTTGATCGTGCTTACTATATTTGTGTCTGCAAAGATACAGATGAAATATACGGAGAACGCATTCATATCGACAAAGAACTTGTAAAGAGATTGGAGATGAAAGCGGAACGTATTATCTTTGCTGATTTGCCACCTTACAAAATAACCGATAACCCAGATGATTTTAAATGCAGGTTTTGTAATCACAAGGATATCTGTCATGGAAACAAATTGCCAGAAGTTAGTTGTAGGACATGTGCCAATGCAAACTCGGAACCCAATGGTACTTGGGTGTGCGTAAGAGACAATCATATTCTTTGCGGAGATGAACAGAGAACCGCAAAGAAATGCCACATCTTCATTCCAGACTTTGTTAAGCTGGAACAAACCGATTCCGACCCTAAAGCGGGAACAATAAGTTACGGTTCGGTTGTTAACGGTCCTGGTGCAATATTGTCAACCGAACTACAAGAGGTTCTGAATAAGTTACAGAGTGGAGAGGTGGAGATATAAATAAATACTTTCGATGATAATGAATGATTATGAAAAAGGATATTTACATTGTTCGCAAAATCGGAAGCAGCAAGACAAACGAGTGTGCTCTTGTAGTTCCGATAGAACTCATTGGAAAGCAATACAAGAGAATTATACTCGAAGATGGGACGATACAGTTTTTTCCAGTTGTGTGTTAAGATATGACGATGCTAGGAAAACATCATAGCGAGGAATCTAGAAAAAAAATAGGTGATTCCAATCGTGGGAAAATAAGATCCGAAGCCATCATTAATAATATTCGGATACTCAATACTGGGAAGGTGCATTCCGAAGAAACCAAAAAAAGAATGAGCGAATCGCACAAGAAACAATTTTCAGATCCTGAATTCAAGGAGAGGCACAGGCTTTCTCTTTTAGGTAGAGTAGTGACGGAAGAAACAAGAAAAAAGATTCGTGAATCAAACATTGGAAAAACTAGAGACACCATTTCAAAAAAACGTATGAGCGATTCTGCCAACAAGAGATGGTCGCAAATAGAGCAACGTGATATCGCTAGATTGAACCAACTGAAATTTATATTGAATAACCCAGAGCATTTGGAATTTCTACGGAAAGCAATGACTGGAAGAAAACACTCTGTAGAGTCAAGAAAAAAAATGGGGTTGAAAACAAAAGGCGAGAACAACCCTAGATGGAATGGGGATATAACCTCATTCAGAAAACAAATTCACGAATGCTTTAGAATGGTCGTGTGGAGAGAATCTGTTTTTAAACGCGATAATTATGCTGATTGGTTTAGCGGAGTATCGGGAACGGCATCCGATCCAATCGAGGCGCATCACGTTGTGCGGTTATCCGCTTTGTTAAAAAAATATAATATACGCTCTCTCGAAGATGCAGAAGTGTGTGAAGAATTGTGGGATGCTGCAAATGGAATTACATTGCTTAAGTCGTCTCATAGAATGTATCATTCATTATGGGGGTATTAAGGTTGATTACATTGCGCGATTATCAAGAGGAATCCCTGTCAAAACTCTTTGAATATTGGGAACATGATAAGGGTAACGCACCAATAATTGCGGCTCCAACCGGCAGCGGAAAATCGCTGATTGTGGCAGAATTCTGCCGTAGGGTTTGCACCGAATCCCCGCATGTTAAGATAATGGTTCTTGCACATGTAAGAGAATTATTAACACAAAATGAATCCGAACTACGAAACCTTTGGCCGGAAGCAAGCACCGGGATTTATTCGTCGGGTCTTGGAAAGAAACAAACAATGGCCCAGATTACATTTGCCGGAATCCAATCAGTATATTCCCACGTATTTGATTTTGAGAAGATTGACATTATTATTGTTGATGAATGCCACTTGATACCGAGAGATGCTGATACCAGATATGGAAAATTCTTTAAAGATATGAAACGCGCAAACCCAGGCGTAGCAATTTTTGGGTTGTCGGCATCTCCATATCGTTTGGATTCTGGAATGTTGCATGAAGGAAAAAATGCATTGTTTGATGGTATTGCATACGCTGTAGATATAAAGAAACTCATACAAGATGGATATCTTGTAAATGTTATATCAAAAGGCGGGGTGTGTAAAATTGATTTGAATGGTATTAAAATCCAAGCTGGTGATTACGCCCCTGGCGAATTGGCACACGCCGCCGATTCTCCAGAATTGATAGCATCGGCTGTTAATGAAATAGTGAAATACGGAGAAGATAGGAATGCATGGTTACTATTTTGTAGTGGGGTTGAACATGCAGAGCATGTTGCAAATGAAGTAAGAAAGCACAATATTAATTGCGAAGTTGTAACCGGAGATACACCAAAAGAAGAACGCGATTCGATTATATCGCGTTTCAAGAATGGAAAATTAAGATGCATTGCAAATGTGGGTGTTATGACTACCGGGATAAACATACCGAGATGTGATTTAATTGCGCTCCTCACTTCCACCAGATCAACCGGAAAATACATTCAGATGGTTGGAAGATCAATGCGAATTTATCCAGGAAAAAAAAATGCGCTGTTGTTGGATTATGGGGGGAATGTTATAGAGCACGGCCCTATTGATGCAGTTAACCCAGTGAAACGCAAAAACATTTTCGGGGAACCAACCAAAGCACCCCCAATGAAAGAATGCCCGCAATGCCATGCCATTATTCATACACGGGTTACTTTGTGCGATTGCGGGTATCAGTTCCCGGTTGTTGCTCCGCATGGTACAGAAGCGTATGATGGTGCTGTAATGTCTGGTCAAGTAAAAACAGAAGTGGTTCCAATAGAAGGTGTCTGGGTATCTCGCCATAAGAAACCCGGGAAACCAGATTCGGTTAAACTTACATTCTATACAAAGCTTGACAAAGAATATTACATGTGGTTGGGATTGGATCACACTGGATATTACAAAGAAAAATCTTTGGCGGTTGTAAAACGATTTGGTGGGAAATCAACAAATGTTTCCGATGCTATTAAAGAAAGCACATATTGGAGAAAGCCAATTGCAATTGCTGTAAAGCCAAGAGAAAAATATTTCGATGTGATTGGAATTGTTTTCGACGATACAAAACGAGAAACAGAACAGAATGTGTTATGCGAATGAAAAGTTGTTCTAATGAACACATGGAGCAGATGGGATTGATAAATTGGTTCCGTCTTAAGTATCCAGAGACATTGATATTTGCAATTCCAAATGGGGAATATAGAGCGATGACTACAGCAAAGAAACTTCGTTCTGAAGGCGTAGTCCCAGGCATTCCCGATCTTTATATTCCCGCTTGGAAAGTATGGATTGAGATGAAACGCAAAGAAGGAAGTGTGCTGTCAAATGAACAGAAACGCATTCATGCATATCTTGAAAGTATTGGTGATACGGTGATTGTTGGATATGGAGCCGAAGACGCATCGCGTAAAATACTTACCTGCTTGAATGGGAGGGAGAGATGATGAAGTATAACCCAACCACAAAATTGCTTGAAATCCCCATCCGTCTTATGGTGCAATGCCCAATGTGTTCCGAAGTATCAGATGCAGACTTGGTAGAAACCAAAGACTGCTACGAGTGCAAGTACAAGCGATGGATGTTTGCTAACGAAGTTCACTGTGGATACCCGGAGATGCAAGAATGACCTACCCCCACCAAACAATCTCGCTCTTCCGCATCGACACAACTTCCCGTGCCTTCTACGATAACTGCTGCTGGTGCGCTATGGGAAAGTGTGGGCGATGCCATGCGCCAGATTGCAGGAGCAGGGAATGGAGAAAGAAGGGGTTGGAGTGCCCGAGGTAATAAGTGGTGACGCCGGCCCCATAATCCAATGTGCCACCTGCATTAATGAGCAAGAGCAGCGCAGAGGGTTGGAAATCTTATACGGGAGATCCAAATATTGATTACAGATCACAACAGAGGTTATAACAATGAAAATTCTTCTCGTAGATTGCGACAGCACGATTCCCAATCTCGCTCTTATGCGAATCGCGGCATATTACAAGGCGCTCGGATATGTTGTGGTATTACTTCGCTTGGGCATTCCAGTTTACGGAAAACCAAAGCAAAGAGTTGTTGATTGCAACGGTTACGATATGGCCTATATCAGCGCCATCTTCAATACGACCCCAACACATCTAACTGTCATCGAAGGCAACTGCAAGGTTGATTATGGTGGAACAGGATATAACATCAAAAAGAAACTCCCCAAAGAGATTGATGCTTGCAAGCCCGACTATTCAATCTATCCTGAGAACGATACTTCATATGGATTTATTTACCGTGGTTGCATTCGCAACTGTGGTTTTTGTGTTGTTCCAGAAAAAGAAGGGTACACCCACCGAGAAGTTGAATCAGTCAAAGAACTGATACACCACAAGAAAATCAAGTTCCTTGATAACAACTTCCTATCAGGTATCGATCACAAAAGGTTCCTGCAAGAACTTATTGATTTGAAAGTTTCGTGCCAATTCAACCAGGGGCTTGACATTCGCTTGGTTGACGATGAAACAGCAGAGATGCTTTCTCGGTTAAAGTATATGGGGGAATACATCTTCGCGTTCGATCATATTGAGGATAAGAAGATCATCGAAGAGAAATTGGAGGTTGTTAAGAAGTATATCCCGCAACCGTGGAAGATCAAGTTCTTCATTTACTGTCATCCAGATATGAATATCGTTAACGATGTTTACGACCGCATCTTATGGTGCAAAGAAAATAAAGTCCTTCCATACTTCATGCGAGATTTATCGTGTTGGCAATCGGAGAATGCAAGAACCTACAATGACTTCTCCGCGTGGTGCAATCAACCGGGAATTTTCAAACACCATACTTACAAAGAGTTTTGTATGAAACGCAGACCGAAAGGAGATCCAACATATAGGATACCTACTTGGTATTTTAATTATGAAATGGCTGGAAATGAAGAAGGACGCTCTCATCCAGAAGCACAAGTGCGTTGACTATTTTCGACAGTGGCAAAAGGTTTAATACCAAAGAAAACAAATGTAATGTATGGAAAAGATTTGTCACAACACACTAATGGTAGAGATTCTAAACGATGAATCCATTGTCGCATCTGGAGCACCGTGCATCGAAGAGAGATGTTCTGCGTGGGTTCCGAAATGTGGGTTCTACGAAGGAAAGAACTTTTGTAATGAGGATAACGCGCAGTGTTTAGAATATCCGTGGGTCGTTCAGAAACGCTTTTGTGAAGGTCACTGTTCTCTTACCGAATCAAACCGGAGGATCTAAATGTTTGAGTATCTTGGAACGTATAGTATCCGTAAGATTGGAACGAGTGAGCAGGGTATCCACATGCCATCCGACGTAAGCGGGGATTTCAAGATTGAGCGCAATGAGAAAGGAGTGTTCACGCTAACTCCAGTGGGGGAAAGAAAATGATCCATTTCACCCTCACCGGCAAGCAGGCCAAAGACTTCTTCGGAATGATATCGGAGTTTAGCCCAGAGTGCCGCCTTCACATCGAACCTGATAAGATCCGCGTCTTTATGGTAGATTCCGCCAACGTCGCTTTCCTCAACTCACAGATTGAAGTTTCAACGGGCACGAAAGAATCAGTAGAGTTTGGATTACAGTTAAGCAGGATTCTAAACTTCGTGAAGATTGCAAAAGATACAGATCCAGTTGAATTTAAAATTATCAAAACAAAGAAGAGTGAATTACGCCTGCGTGTATCATGCTTAACCCACTCTGCAAAAATCAAGTCTGAAGATACCAACACCGTGCGCGAAGATCCAAACCAAGTAAAACTTAATCTTCCAACGGCATTCCGAGTTTCGGGAGAACGCATTGTAGATTTCTTCAAGATGTTTACAACCCGAGGCGGTGCATTCTATGTAATCGCCGAAGATAAGAAAGTTATTCTACGCACGCACAACGAATTTGATTACGAGTACGAAACGGTCGTTGGTAATGCCACCGGATCGGTCAATATTCTCTTCTGATTACCTACGGCCAATATTCCTCCGTATGAAGAAGTCGATGATTGAAGTGAGCATGGGCGACGACCATCCGATCAAACTGGTTACGGAAGCAAACGATATCAGAACCGAAGTAATGGTTGCCCCAAGAATCGAAGCGGATTGAAATGCCCCCAACCAACCGCCCCCAACTCATCCTCCGTCCACCCACTCGCAAGATGAACCACAACGTATGCCCGCATTGCAACCATCGCCAGTTCGCCGCATTGGTGCAGACCCGCGAGATGCGGTGCCGGAGATGCGGAGCGAGAACAAAGTTGCCATCAATGGTTGTGGTTTAAATGGCCTACTTAAATGCACAACCAAGAATCAAACTCAAATGCGCTCGTTGTGGGAAAGAGATATCATTGCAGCCGAGCGACGCAAGAAAGCGAATAAAGAAAAACAAAGACGGCAAAGTATACTGTGAGAAATGTTGGCGTATTGCTTTTGCAGAAGGGCGAGGGTGGTATAAATGATAGACGTGAATCATCTCCCCTCTTCAATCAAACCGCACGACCAGAAATGGAGTGCCGTATCCAGGATTGACGCATCGAAGCGGCGCAAGAGCGGGAAAGGGATTGTAACATATTCCGTGAAGAAGCGATTGAGAAGGCGGGGTTAGAATGACAACACCAATGCGAGAGAAACAACTGCTGTTAAACTGCCCAGACTTTGAAACATTCGTGCAGAGATTTACAGCAGCGGGATTTAATAAAGATTACCAGCAGTCGAAATTATATTCACATCTGCGCAACTTGTGGACTAGAAGAGAGATATACATCACAGAGATAGAAGAGGCGACGAAAACGAATCATACCGTTATGGTCCCGAAAGAGATCAGAACCAAAGCGCCAGATGCACCACGTTCATCTCCATTCTACGATGATGATATGCAGGTGAAGATTTACAACCAACTTGTCTATAACGGGCAGTTGCTTAAAGAGCAGGTTGAAGCATTGAGAGCGCTTATGGCAAAGGTGGATAGTGAATGATCTCTGAAGAAGAGTCACTAAGGATTGCGCAAAAAATTATGGATAATTGTCTTAAGAAATATCAGCGGGAGAACCCATGCCCTAAATGCGGATCTCACAACGTTGATATTGATATAGACACCATCAACGGGGTGAGTATGTCCGGCTCCGAATGGTGCAATGATTGTGGTTGGCGTAAGGTGACGAAAGTATGACACACACAAGAAAAGACGGAAACAACAACAGCAAAGATGAAGCGAGAACACCCCAGAGTTTGTTCAAGAAACTAAACGAGAGATTCCACTTTGATCTCGATGTTTTCTGCACAAGAGAGAATTGCTTGTCAAGAAATGGGTATGGATATACCAAAGAAGATAATGCACTGAACGCGGAGTGGACACGGTTTATGATGGGTAACGGAGAAGAAGCAAGTACCTTCTATGGCAATCCTCCTTATAGTCACCCAGAACCGTTCATCATCAAAGCATACGAAGAATCCCAGAAAGGTGCAACCGTTGTTCTACTCCTCTCATCCGATACCAGTACCAAAGCATTCCACAAGTATGTGATGAAAGCAACAGAGATTATCTTCATCGAAGGGAGAGTAACCTTCAATAATCCGGATGGAACACCCATGCGAAATAGTCCGAAGTTTGGGAGTATGGTTGTTGTGTTCAAACCAGGAGAACATATACTGATTGTTGGTAGCATGAGGTGGAAGGAATGAATGGTATTCCGATTGAAGGCGGGGTGAATGATTGCCTATGGAACATCGACAGAAGATGCACATCATTCGGCGTAACAAGAGTAATACGCAAACCCGCATATTCTAGGGATTGGGATAGCAGACAGAATTGTACGCTTACTCAACTTGGGGTTCGTAAGTGTAGCGCGTATTTGCAGGAGGGGAAATGACCACCAAGCAAAACCCGTTGGAAATCGATACCTACTTCATCATCTTCCACGCAGCACAGAAAGGAATGCCACTCGGAGAGTATCTTGCAAAAGTTGATGATTACGCTCACAAACGAATGCGATTGGTAACACGGGGATGCGGGATGAGTAAGACCTGCGGAACCTGCTGCTTCCCATTCTGCGACGAGCAGCTTGTGTATGATACCGGAGATGCATCGCATCCAATTTACTGCCGTAAGCATAAGCAGGAGATACGCCG